ACAGTTCATTACAAACGTAAATATCGCCGTCCTTATAACCTAACGTCAATATAGCATTTGCGTGATTAAATCCGAAGTCCTGTCCTATTGCCATAGCGTCAAAACGGCTCATATCTGTTTCAAATTCCTCAATGCGATAATTTGAGAATATCAATCCGCCTGTTTCGCCCCATTCGCCCAAGCCGTAAATCCTGTAGCCCTCAGGGTCAACTTCTTTACGACGTAGCATACGTTGCCTGTATGCCTCGTCACAAAATCGGTTTGTTAAATATGTGCTTTGATGCGTTAAGACGTTATCGTCCTGTATATCGAAAAACACTTTCTTTATCCAGTGACTTGACGATACAGGGTTAAATGTCAATTTTATCTGATAAAAAAGACCGTCGGGGAGTTCACCTCTCAAACGGTCGTCTATAATTTCAAAATCCTGTTGCACAAGCTCCGTAGCCTCTTCAATCCATACATCGGTTAATTTACCGTTTGCAAATGTAATTGATTTTAATTTTTCGCGTTGCTTGTTATCGTTGACACCACGAAATATAATCTTGTTGCCGTTTATACAGGTGAACGACAACGGACTTTGCGTAACTCGCCACGCTCTGCCAACGCCCATACGGTTTATGGCTGATTCAAGCTCGGCAAATGTACTGTCACGGTTTGTTATGTCGGACTTTCTCACACATACCAAATTACGCCCTTTGTCACGCATTAAACGCAATATGTACAGTTGTGCAGTATCAACACTCTTACCGCTTCCGGCACTGCCTTTCATTACAACATAACGCTTTTTACATTGATGTACAGGCTTGAATATCGGATTGAACGGTACTGTTATTTTGTTCATTCGTCACCGCCTCCGTAGTCAATTTTAATGCTGTAGTCCATATCACCGTCAACGTTTAATTTGTCTGTGAACAATGCGTAGTATTTACCCAACATTTCCGCCGCTTTGTTTACGTCCGACACCTTTGTCGGTATTTCAACACATATCGGTTGTTCCGCCTCGTCAGTGACTTTCTTGCCCTTGTCGTCATAGTGTGATTTACGTGCTTTGCACGTCACAACAACCGTTTCGGGTTTCTCACGTCGCATAACAGCCGTAAGCGTTTTTAAGACCTCGTCCTGCTTGGCAATAAGAGCGTCCTCTTTCTCTTTCAGCCGTTTTTGAATATATTCCTGAATTTCAGGTTTCTTCAAGTTCTCATTTCCAATCGAATACGCCGTCTTTTCCGAATATCCCGCTCTTAACGCCGCTTGCGTTGCATTCAAATCAATCAAATATTCCTCACAAAACAACTTTTGCTTTTCAGTCACTCTTATCACCTCGCTTTCATATTTTATGATTAACTACATCGTATATCCGTTTTTTATCATTGCACGTTTAAACGCTTTGCATTTGTGTCGACACTCGCACCAATTTTTATTCTCCTCGTTCCATTTGCGTATGAACTTCTTGCGTTCTCGTTCGTATCTTCGTTTTTGCCAATATGCCTTTATTCTTTCGAACATTGTTTTCACCTTTCCACTTCTTTTTTTATTTTTCATTTCAAAGTCTTTATGATTTCTTTCTCTCGTTCCGACAGCTCCCAAACATGTTCTGCAGCTTTAAGTTCTGCAGCTTTAAGTTCTGCAGCTTTAAGTTCTGCAGCTTTAAGTTCTGCAGCTTTAAGTTCTGCAGTTTTTTTGCCCGATATTAAATAACCGTAACCGAAAATGCCTTTTTTGAATTTTCGCTGACTATCTAAATCACGCATAAAATATCCATTTTCTCGCTTTATCGCAAAATCAATACCATATTGCGAAAGTGTATTCATTCTGCATGCTGTCAATATGTTATCAGGATAAGTATACTTAGGTAATTGTTTTTTTATTTTTTGCGAATTTTCTTTATCTGCATTTTCTAAACGCTTATATAATTTGCTACTACTTTCAATCAGATTATCTGTCATATTTGTTACAAACGATGTATTAACTCTTGCACCGTTTTCATATGTCACGCCATACCCTACGCAGATTATATTTGCGTGTCGTGTTAATCCAATAATAGTTAAACCCGGTGCAAACAAGAAAAATTTTATCCCTTGCGATTGATACCATTTCACTATCTGTGCCAATATTGAAAACGGCGGATTATCCACAACAATACTATCAGACATATAATTATACTTCTCGTAATCTCCACCCGGATAAAAAGGACGTACAAACTTGTTACGATCCACTTTAAATCGTGTTGCAACATAATCCGCAACCGTTTCGTAAATATTATCGGGTGTATAACAATCATCAGTCGTTTTCTTCGGTTTGAACTTATCTTCAAATTCTTTATATTCAGTTGTATTTTCTCCGCCGTAAACATTCTCGGCTTTATCCTTAATATCGTTTAAATCCATATTTCCTCCAAATAAAAACAGACTGCATATGATTAACACATACAATCTGCCGTTTTTTTAATATCCCTATTCCCACCAATCAATTTTGAGATATTCACCCATCATCTCACGATGATACACTACCTTTTTACGAAAATAACGAGCGGTAAGATATAGAACACAAAATATTGCACTGTATATATGTTTTGCATTATTTTTTGTTTGCTCATTCTTTTCGCATTA